CTTTGTCGGCCTGCTGGGGACCGAAGTTGGTCGAGAACGCAGTGACAGGCAGCAGGTTCGCGGTGAAGGGCATGAGCGCCCGTTGCGCGACCTTGATGTCTTTGACGTTGGTAAGGGTGTTGGGCATGGCGGTCTATCAGGCTTGGTGTTTGAGAATGAGGGCTTGCTGCTGCGGGGTGAGGTTCCGCCAGAAGGCGGTCTGTTCGGCCGGGTCCTTGATCGCGGCGAACTGCGCGTGGAGGTCGGCGGCCTGAGTGGATTCACCGGCGGGCGTCACCTGGGCCGGGGTGGTCGTGCCGGTGGAGGCGACGACGCGGGCGACCTCGGTCTGGACGCGCTTGTCGAAGTCGGTCTGCGATGCCTGGAGGTCAGTGACCTCCTTGCGCAGCGTGGTGACTTCGGCAGTCGCCGTGTCGCGCTCGGATTTGAGCGTGTCGATTTCCGCAGCAAGCAGCTCGACCTCGCCGCGCAGGCGTTCGAGGTTGGACGACGCTTCGTTGAGAAGTTCGGTCTGGGCTTGGTGATCCCGTTGCAGCGTTTCCGCCTGCGTGCGGGCCTCGGCGAGTTGGTCTTCAAGAGCGGTGCTCATCGTCCGTGCTCCCGTGTCAACCGCCGCGTGATAGACGCGGAGCCGCCGCAGGGCTTCGGCACGGTCCGGGACCACACCCGCGAGATTGAGACGCTGAGCTTGCCGGCCACTGAAGGTCTGGCCTTCCATCGCCTCTGCCGGAATGGCGCGGCCCTTCGCCAGCACTGCGGCATGGAACTCCCGCGCAATCTCGGCGAGGTTCGAGCGGATCAGGTCTCGCTGGTCATCGTTGAGTGGCGTGCCGGGTGCGCCGATGGACTTGTATTTGCCGACCGCGAAGACCTCGACCTTGAGTCCGCGCTTTTCGAGGGCTTGGCTGTCGTCGAGGATTGCCTGCACGACACCGATTGATCCAACCTGAGCGGAAGGCGTGGCATAGATGGCGCTTGCCTGGCTGGCGATCCAGTAAGCTGCGGACGCCATCAGCCCGGAGGAGAACGCATAGACCGGCTTGCTTTCGTTGAGCGTGCCAACGGCGGCGGCCAATTCCGGAGTGCCAAGCACGGTGCCGCCTGGAGAGTCGATGTCGAGGAAGACGGCCTTCACGTCGGGCCGACCACCTGCTTCACGCAGCGCGGCGCCGATTTCCTCCGAGTCGGTGGCACCGAGGAAGAGGCGGGCGAAAATCCCCGGCTTGCGCAAGATCGGTCCGTTGATGGCGACCACGCCGATGCCGTCCTCGATGGCGAGCAACTCACTGGTCGGAGCGGACGCCGGGAGGCTACCGCCCCGGTCATGAAAGGCACGAGTGGTGGCCGCCATCGCATGGAGGGCTTCCGGCTGGATCAGCCATTCGCGGGTCTGGATCAGGTCGCTGGTCACGCACCTGCCAGCGTGTCAACGACCGGGCGGTGGTTCGTCGGGCACCGGCGGTGAAATCGACATGCCCGATGGCTTCCAGAGCATTTCAGGCGGCACACCGTATTTGGCGGCGGTTTCGAGGATCAGCTTCGCGTCGGACGCTCGACGCTCGATCTCTTCGCGGAAATCAGCACCGAGTTCGGCGTAGTGGTCGGAAAGCGTCTTGAGTCCCGCCTCCACATCGGCCCGGTTTTGTTGTGCCTCGCGGCCGGCATCCACGGTGACGCGCTTGGGCGGGACCGTCGCCACCTTCCACCAACCCATCACGGGAGGTAGGATTCCACGGGCAATCGCATCGCCCACAACGTAGGCCCAAACCGGGCGGATCAGGCGACGTTCGAGGATCATCTGGCGAAATGAGAACCGGCGGTCGGCCTTGGCCACGATCAGGCGCACACCTGCCCCGCCGACCTTGCTGGAGTCGGCAGCGAACTCGAACGGAATCATGCCAAGTGCGGAGTCACGACGAAGATGTTCGAGAAAACCGGTGAACGTCGGCGATGGTCGGTTCGATTGGAAGCTATCGAGCGACTCGTCGGGCTTGAGGGCGACCAGCTTGCCGCCGACGATGCGCTGAAGAGACACCGGGTCACTGGCATCCCCACCAGCACCCGCGCCACCGACCACGAAGTCACCGTTGTCGTCGATCTCGCCCCGGGCTGTCTTGAGGATGCGAGCCACGTCGGCATTGTCCTTCACCGCATGCTTTTCCAGGGCGAGCAATTCAATCTCGTCGAGGATGTGATTGATTGAATGCTGGATCGTCGGGTGGTTGCGCACACCGCCCGCCCATTCCGGTTCATGGATGTGCAGGATGGCCGGGGCCGGGAGATCGCGGGCAGTGTTGTCGTCCTGCAGCACGCGGTAGAAAACCGGGGCACCAAAGACATCGAGGCCGATCCCATCGGTGGTTTCCTTCGACCCCATTTCATCGCCGATCCGGTGGGACTCGATCAACTGGAGGCGTGGTTCACCATCCAGGTCACGCGTCTTGTGGATGAAGTATTCGCCGTCGATGTCCATGCCCCGGCAGACGAGTGCCTGGCATTCCTCGAAGGAAAAGCGCCGGGTGACTTCGCAGCGCGCCGACCAATAGACAAAGTATTCCTCTGCGGTGCGATTCCACTCCGGGTCAGGCGACTGAGCTTGGACGCGGATGCCGTCACCGGTCGAGTAGATCGCCATGTTGGCGACCAGTTCCCGGACGAAACCGCTGTTCTTGTGGAGGTAGCGCGATTTGCGGACCAGCTCGGTGCGCACGCTCGGAGTGAGTTCCTTGCGAGCGTCAGAGGGTGAGGCACCGGGAACCGCACCACGGCGCGGCGACCAGTTCGCGGCCTCAAATGGCGAGCCCCACGCCTTGGGCAGAAGCACGGGCGGCAGGAACAGGCGAGCGATGGATTGCAGGCGATTCATTTCGCGAGGTGCCCGGAGATATGGGAGGCGGTGGCGATACGGGATTTGCCGTAGGTGGCGGGGTCGAGCACCCGCAGGGCATGGCCACATTCATCGAGCACCTGATCCACTGGCATCGAAAACTGCTTGGCGACGGACGTCTCCGCGTCGTTCCAGTTCATGATGGTCTTGCCTTCGAGCAGGAGTTCCTTGGCCCGCGCCTGGATGGCGAGCACCTCGGCGACGGTGAAGCCGGTGATGAAAAGTCCGCGTGCCATGGATCACTTGCCTTTCCAGGTGGAGTTGCGTCCGCGCGTGTCGATGTGGACGAAGCCGGACGACGGATAGAGGCCGATGCCACCGATGAACTTGCCGGACTTGCGCCACTCGATGAGCCGGTCATAGACCTGCTGCGGGCTCACGCCGTCGAAGGCGATGTCCAGCGCGGTGAATTCAAGGTGCTGGCTGAGCGCCGCGCCACCGACCGCTTTGTTGTAAGCCGGGGAGCGATACGAACTCAGGATGCGGCAGGGTTTTACCAATGCAGCGCGAAGTTCATCGACGATGCGCAGGGTTGGGACGATGTTCTTCCACAGGCGCTTCGGCGGCTGACTGTTGCTCACGCCCTTGCGCTGCGCGGCGAAGTAGCGGGTGAACTCCCCTGCCCCGAAGTGCCGGAACCCCTGGGCATTGAACCAATCGGTGAATGTTTCGGTGGCCATGGCTTATTTCGAGGTGCGGGGTTCGATGATGATTTCGACGCGCCCATCCGGGTGCAGCGTGAATCGACCGTCTTGGTTTCCGACCGATCCATCGACCGGCGGCGTGGTGCAGGAAACGAGCAGTGGCAGGCTCAGAATGACGAGCGCAGCCGCCAACAAGGCCACGCGGAACGAGCGGTTCGGTTTGCCGTCATCGAACCAATCGCCGAGCACGACGACGATTTCCTTGAGGGCGAGCGCGGCGGGACCGGCGGCCAGCAGGTAGGCGGCGACGCCCGGATCGAAGATCGGAGCAAGCCCGGCGAGGTCGAGCGCCGCCAGCGTGGAGAGGGCAGACCCCACGGCGGTGAGGAAACGGAGGATCGTGACGTTCTTCATGACTCCCCGTCCGGAGTGTCAACCGGGGCGGCGGCGATGGACTCGCGTCCGACAATTTTCAGCATGGTCGCAGCCGCGGCCTGTTCCGCTTCGCAGTCGAGGTAGTGATTCGGTCGCGAGCCGATCTGCTTCCACATCCACTGGCCCTTTTCCTTGATCCGGTGCTCGCTTTCCATCTGGGCGAGGTAGTCGTCGTCGATGTCGTCGGGGACTTCCCAGGTCGGGCCTTGCGCGGGATCCTGATTGCGGCGGAGGCGGGCGAGCGTGTCCTTGATGTTGAGGTTGCTCCAGTAGTGGACGTGGCAGTGCTGGCGATGTGAGAGCACCACCTTGCGCCGGGGCGAGTAGAACCGCTGGATGCTTTTGCCGTCGCGGCCTTTGTGGGCATAGACCGGGCGGCGGTCGCCAATGAGTGCCACCCAACCGCGTTTGGCGCACTCGCGATAGACGTCGTAGGTCGCATAGCCGGCGTCGAGGAAAACGAGGCTCGGATGCACTCCGAAGCGCTCCTGCAACACGTCGATGTCGGTGAAAGTGAGAATGCGCTCGTTCCAGACAAGGCGGCTTGATCCTTCCGCCGACCACGACCTGACCACGACGAAAAGATGATCCATCTGGCAGTCCACCGTGAGGAATCGCAGCGGGATCAGGCCGGTGCGCTCGGGCAGTGGCGCGGCGAGGATTCTTCCGGTCTTCGGATCGATCGCGCCCTCTTCCTCCCAGGTTTCGCCGCGCTTGTAGCCGGATTTGACGATTTCGAGTTTGTAGTCCTCGACGTATTCCCGCCACGGCAGACCGAGGCGTTTCTGATAGAACTGTTGGAGCAACGAGACATCGCCTTTCCTCGCCGACGCCTTGGCCCGCAGGTAGAGTTCGGCCAACTGCCCCCAGCTCATCGCGCACAGGGCATTCCAGTGAAAACCCACGTTCTCCTTCGAGGCTTTCGGGTTTCTGGCGACGAAGGCACCGGTGGCGTTGAGTTCGCGGCGGGTCCGTTCGCTGTCGCTGAAGTAGTGATTGCATGACTCACAACGCAGCGCGGTGGTGCGGCGGACTTCATCGAAATCCCACTCGCCGGTTTCGTCGCGGGCCGACTTGCTCCACTCGACGCATTCCCACTTGAACGGTTGGCGGTGATGACATTCCGGACAGGCAAACGTCCACTCGCGCTGGTCGGTCATGTCGAACTTGCGGTGGGTGTCGTCGTCCTCCTCGCCGCCCTGGCTCATGAAGATGCACTTGCCGAGCCAACCGAAGGCGGTGACGCGGGCCTCTGCTTCCGCCATGTGTCCTTGCGGCCAGCGCCAGGTTTCGTCACCGATCAACCATCGGATCGAGCGACGCTGGAGGTTGGTCTTGTTGTGCGCTCCGAGAATCCACAGCGTCATGCCGTTAGTGAACTGGATCGCGTTGTTCTTGCGCTTGTGGCGGTGGATGCCGGTCGGCATGAGGCGGGCCACCGGCTCGCATTGGTCGAAGAGCTTCTGCAGGCGCGACTCGGAATAATCGCGGGCGTCCTCGTCGGTCTGGTCGAGCCACAGCGCCGGTCCGGGCAGGTTGGAAATGATGTAGCAGAGCGTGAGTTCCGGTGCCGTGGTTTTCGACGATTGCACAGATGCGATGATCGAAACCAGTCGGATGCGTGGATCGACGAGCGCTTCCATGACCTCGCGGATCCACGGCGAGTTTTCCGAGCGGAAGCGTCCGGGGTTGGGAGAATACGGGATTGCCTCGATGTGGTCCTCACACCACGCCCAGGCGGGCCGCCGGTCGGGTGGCTGCCATGCTTCGCGCCAGATTTCCTTGAGGACTTTCATGATTCGTGAAGGCAGCGGAGAACCTCATCAATCGCATGGCGGCACTCCCGCTGGATGCCGGTGGCGTCGAGACCTGATAGAATCGGCGGCAGTTCATTCTCGAACTTTGCCCGCAGGATCGAGGTGGCTTGGGCGACCAGGCCGATCCATTCCTCGCGGACCTGATAGATCGGGACGTATTCACCCTTCTTCACGGCGATGCGGAGCTCCCGCTCTTCCACCTCTGCCAGCAGCTTGCGGGCTTTGAGTGCCTCCTCATTGCCGACCGGAGTGCGACCCGCATTGAGCCCGCGGATGCGGACGAACTCGCGCCAATCCGCCACCGGCCAGAGTCCATTGGAAAGCGGCTTGGGTGCGCCTTCCATCTTCTGCCAGGTCGAGAGCGTGCGGCGGGAAACACCAAGCACGGCAGCCAGTTCGACGAGCGTCTTGGCATAGGCCAAGGTTTCCACGCTGCCGGCCGCCCGTGATTCGATGCGGGTGCGCTCGGCGACTGTCAGCGGTTTGCCCGCCGCCACTTTGCGCACCACGTTCTGAAAATCCGCGTCGAGGATCTTCTCTGCGACTTCCGGATCGAGCGATGGCCGCCCGTCTTCATGGGATCTTGGCTTGCTCATGGCTTCACGGCGACCCACCCGGCAAAGTTCAGATGCCGCCAGAAGCAATCGACGGACGTGAAGCCTTCCTGGTGGAGAAGTTCCTCATTCCAGCGGGCGGTCACCGGCACCAGCACGCCCTCCAAGGACATCCGCTTGCGGTCGATTTGCTCTTCGGAATACCCGTTCTCGCGCTTGATCTGGAGGAACAGGTTCACGAACGCCTCATCGAGCTTGGACGTCGCACCGAGGACCTTTTCGATGAGGATGAAGGCACCACCCGGCGCCAGCGACTCGAACACGCGGCGGATGATCTGCTGACGGTATTCGATGGGGGTGAATTGCAACGTGAGCACCGAGAGCACGAGGCTGGAGGTCACACCAGGGAACTCGTGGCGCAGGTCGGCAGACTGGATGGTGACGCGATTGCCGTGCGGGTGGTAGTTGAAGTTCTGGCGGGCGGCCTCGATCATCGGCTCGCTGATTTCCAAGCCGATGTAGTCGTTTGCCGCGCCGAAGGTGGAGACGAACGGCAGAAGTGCCTGGCCGCGAGAGCAGCCCATGTCGATGATGGTGGTGCCAGGCTGCACGAAGCGCCGGCCAACCTCGAAGGTCACCATCCGCATGGCATTGTATTGCGGGATGCTCCGCTGGAGCATGTCGTCGAAAGCTGCGGTCACTTCCTGATCGAACTGCCAGGCACCGCGTGGCATCACCTCGTCACGTTGGGCTTCACTCATGCCCGCGTGGCGGATGTCAACGCGGCAGCCGCTTCACGATCCTTGTGCCCTCGGTCAGGCAGGTGCCCTCCT